AACCTTGTACCCACGCTTACGACAGGCATCCACTAGTGGATCAACAGAGCTAAAACGAACTCTTCTTGTATAGAAATTAGCAAATGCTGGGTGGATACCTGGTGTCACACCTGGCAAAAGCGAAAGTGTTCCAGATGGCTGGACAGTGGTAAGTCTGACCGAAGGATTCCAGCCGTGATCTTCACTGTAAGCCTTATCAAAGCTCTTAAGATATACATAAGCCTCATCAAGCCATCCAACTTGCTTTTCTGTTGCCTGAAGAATACCAGTCACAGATTGACCGAGGCGACCATTCTTGTGAACAATAGTGTTTGTCTTCTCGTATGGATATGAAAGCCTTGTAATTTGTTTTTGAACCATATACAGGAGTCTTGAAATCTCAAGCATTTGAGCCAATGACTCAATGTTTGGCAAAAAGATTGTAGAGAGGTTACAAGATTCACCATCTGATAACGCAATTTCTGCGCATGGATTAAATCCTTCAACTGTTGGATCTGGTGACTTCTCACCCAATCTTCCATATGTTCTTGCCATCTTTCTGTTTAGCAAACCGTATGGTTCACCAGTCCCGTCATAACCCTTCCAGAATTCTGGAACAATTTCATCATAGGAGTCTGCGTAAATACTGTTATTGCTATTTGATCTCCAAGCTGGAACATTACCGCTTCCCCAGTTTTTTGCACGAAGGAATAGCATGTCATCAGGATCGCCAATAGCAATCTGTGCTGAACGGCGTGAAGAGCCAGAAATTACGATACGACCAATGATGTTGCAAATATCCAACACATCAATTGAACGAAGTTTTTTCCCAACACGATTATCAAGAACTTTGCCAATATCAACAAGACCCTCTACGAGAGCTCCTGGACCAGAGGCAATACCACCAAATGTCTTTAGTGGTGCTCCATACTCACGAATAAGAATTGTTGAGTATGTAAAGGATTTTCCAGTAACAAAATAAGATTCAAGAACCTTGTGGAGAAGTTCTCTCCAGCCCTGTCTTGAGTCTGGAACAATGAAGTCAGCATCTGCTGTTCTTTCTGCTGTAATGTAATTGACTTTTTTAATCTTTGGCAGATCATGAATCTTTGAGCGCTCAACAGAAAAGCCAACACCACCACCAAGCATCAAGTAATCAAACAAGAGTTCAAAGTCTTCAATCTTTTCAATGTTTGTATAAAAACAATTGTTAAGTGAAGTTCCAGAAAACTTACTTACAAGAGGTGTACCGAGCTGCCAGAGGGCTCTGCCAGAGACTGAGCACCTAAGATTAAACATGTGATCAAATAGTTTCTCTGCTTCTTCCTGAGAGAAAGGAACTCCGATTTCAATAGCGCCATCAATAATTCTTTTTATAGTTTGAACCCAAGACTCTGTTGAGTCAGTTCCTTCAATCTTGCGACTGTATGTCCTAAGGAACACAACCTCTCCAAGTCCACCAAAACCCCAAGGCGGGGTCTTTGAACCATAACTAGCAATAAAATCATTTGACAACAGCGACATCTACATACCTCCAAAAGTAAGAACAACTAGTTTAGACGCTGAGCATAGCAGAGTCAAAGATTAGTACTTAGGACTACGACAAAGAATTTTGATAAAAATCAAAACGATTCAAAATTTTATCAGCAACCGATGACCAAGACCACTCAGAGTGAATAATCCTTGCTGATTTAAGAGCATACTTTTTAAAGTCATCATACTCATTTACAACATTCTCCATTAAGTCAAGGAGTTGTTGGAAATTTGGGCTTGCCCATTCTCCAGTGTCACAATCATAGAGATGATCTTGCCAATCAGCTTTTACAAAACTAGCCTCAAGAGGAATACCGTATTTTGCAAAATCAGCACAACCAGTTAGGTTTGTGACAATTGTTGGTAGACCAGTTGCAATTGCTTCAAAAGGAATCATTCCAAAACCTTCACCCATTGTTGGATAAACCATACAATGACATTTGTGATACAAAGATACTAAATCCTCTGTACTAAAATTATCTGGGATTCCAAGGATTTGAGGATGATTATAAGCTGGTACAAGTTGATCGTTAACATAACATTCTGCATAGCAGAACTTGTTATACTTTAGAACAAGTTGAAAATCCTCATTGCCATCATATAGCTCAAGAAAAGCATCAACAACCATTTGTGCGTTTTTTCTTTTTGAATCTCCACCAACATGTAAGAAGTTAAACTTACCAGTTAGCTCTCTTTCAAGTATAGAAAATTCTGGAGAGATACCGTGAGGAATAGTAAATACATTTGCATTAACATTATGTTTAATATAAATATCTCTGATGAAATCAGATGTAGCCCAGACTTCATCGCACTTGCGCATGTTGTCAATCCAGTGTGGAGGGATCTTGGTTGATTCCCAGGGGGTGTAACCAATATTGTATTTTGACTTCATCTGGTAATAAGTTGGGGGGCAGAAGTTAATGTGATATGGGATGTCTTCTCTTGTGTAAAAGACAGCGCATTCTTTTTCCTGCAAAGCTTTGATTGTAGAAAGGGCAGCGTTGTAGTAACCCTGGCTATACCAAGTGTCACCAGATGCATCCATATGATTTAAACTAAACCAGCTAATTTTTTTCATTAAAGGTGTTACTCTTTTTCATTCTCCAGAACAGTTTTGTCTGATGACATAGACAAACATTTTACACCTTTTTGGATCAGCTCGTTGGCTGTTTCTTCAGATATTTCCACACTAATTGGCATGTTAGTAAAAACACACCTAGTTGCTGCAAGATAGAAGTCGTCAAACTTGACCACACTGATGTGGTCGGGGTCAATAATTGCAGCAGGACCATAATCATCCGACTCAACAATAGCAATGATCTGCATACTTCTACCTTATCACCTTTTCCATTTGGAACATAGTGTCCGTATGCTTAGTATACCAAGTATATAAGTATATATAGTTTATAAGTATATTAGTATGCTAGGTTTACCCGCATGCCCGCATGCGAAGCATATCATGAATTCTGAGAAAAAGTTTGCGCAAATGATTTTTTTTTAATTTTTCTGATATGCTCTCTACATGTCAAATTTTATATTCTGGGCAATCTGGTTAACTATATCCGCTCTTGGAGTAAAATACTCTGCGGACAAGCTACTTAATGAAAGCATTACTTTTCAAACAAGCATTATACTTATGCTTATTTACCAATGGATTAGGTTTGCTAAACCATTAGATAAAACTAATAACGATAAAGCTAAAACACTACCTCCACCAAATACAGTTAATAGAAATAAGCGTAAATGAGAATAACTAGTTTTAACTCTGATATTAATCTAGAAGATATTGAGTCTCTCCAGATTATAATTAAGGCTGTGCCTTTTGAAGATAGTTATGTACCAGCATTTGTTATAATGTCTCCAGAAGATAAATATGAAATGACAATTGATGAACTTAACTCTTTGATGGATGGCATAGAAATAGCAAGAAACAAAGTTGATGAAATCATTACATATATTTTAAGAAAAAAAATATTTAATGAAAATGGAGAAGATAGATATGATTTTGGGACAGATAATTAAAGACTTCCCGTATCCGACAAGAACATGTCCATACTGTAATAAAAATCTAGTTGTTGTTAATGCAGTGCATTGGCATGAAGATAGATATCAATATAAAGCTCTTTATTTTTGCTCTTATGCTAAATGCCCTGTTTATGACGAAGGTGCTAAGAAAGCATATGCAAGAATCGTATACTCATCCGAAGATGCTGCCGCTTACTTCTGGAGGGTACAAATCCCAGTCCAGCGCTGGGAGCAGGCTGATGTTGTGAGCATTTATGAATAGCATGGTAAAATTGTAGATTATGTCAGTAAATAACAACCCTGAAAATACTCTGTCAGAAGAGGAAATTGAATACGCAATTAAATCATTGAAAGAATGGTTTAAAGAAAAATGGGTTGATATTTCAAGACCAAAAGCTGGTGGTGGATTTGAGCCATGTGGTCGTGCAGACGCAGAGTCTGGTAAGTACCCAAAATGTGTCCCTGCCTCAAGAGCAGCAAGAATGACACCAGAGCAGATTCGTTCTGCAGTGCAGAGAAAACGAAGAGCTGAGTCTACTGAAACTAGAGAGGACAAGAAACCAATTAATGTTTCAACAGATGTAGAAAAAGCAACAAGAAATGTTCCAACCAACCCAGCGCTATATGCAAGGGTTAAAGCTGAAGCGAAAGCTAAGTTTGATGTTTACCCATCTGCCTATGCAAATGCTTGGTTGGTTCGTGAGTATAAAAAAAGAGGTGGAGGTTATAGAACAGTGAGTAAAGCGTTTGATATTTCAAAAATTGCTGAAGATCTTGCAGAAGAAGAGGCAGCTCTTGCTGATGCCTTAGTAACAA